AGATCCAACAGCCGTAGAGTCTGCAATTATCAAACCAGAATGGTGGAGAGTTTGGGATAAAAATTATATGCCAAGTGTAGAACATATTATCCAAAGTTACGACACCGCTTACACTAAAAAAGAAACATCGGATTATTCTGCTATTACAACATGGGGAGTTTTCTATTTACCAGATTCACCCAATGGTCATTTAATATTAATGGATGCTGAAAAAGGTAGATGGGAGTTTCCAGAACTTAAACGAGTAGCAATTGAGAAATATAAAAAATATAATCCTGATACAGTTATCATAGAAGCCAAAGCCTCGGGATTACCACTTACACACGAACTTAGACAACTTGGAATACCTATTGTCAATTATACACCTAGCAGGGGAAATGATAAACACGCACGAGTAAACGCAGTATCACCTTTGTTTGAAGGAGGTATGATCTGGGCACCCATGAGCCATGCAGCACAAGAAGTGGTCGATGAGTGTGCAGCCTTTCCAAATGGAGATCATGATGACTATGTGGATTCCACAGTGCAAGCAGTATTAAGATATAGACAAGCAAACTTTATTAGGTTAAAAGATGACTACGAAGATGAGAAAAAAGAAAAACCAAGAAGGGTATACTACTAATGAAAAAGTTATCACACTCTGAACAAAGAAAAATTCTAGAGCAGAAAATAAAAGATCTAGAACAACATGCTTTACACTTAGAAGAAAGATTAGATGATGCTAATTTATCTTTTGAAATGATTGGCATGGAGAAATTAAAATTTAAAAGATGGAAGAATGATTAACGGCGATAGTCAAGAATACGACCTGTTGCAAGAAGCATGCGACATGAAGCAAGTTGATCCGCATCAAGATTCAATCATCACTGTTGAGATTGGAGTGAGAGAAGGATTAGGTTCCAAAATAATTTTAGATACTTACAAAGATGTAGCAAAGCCTCATTATCATTTTGGTATAGATCCTTATGGTAATTTAAACTATGCACACTATGATAATAATCTTGCCTATACTGCAGATTACACAAATCAAATGCGAGACACCTTATTAAAAGATTTAAGTTATTATCCTAACTTTAAATTTTTTAACCTAACAGATAAAGAATTCATGAAGCGATATCATGATGGAGTTCCAGTCTATGATAATTCTAAAGAAACAATTTATAATGTTTATGATCTAGTTCATTTTGATGGCCCACATAAAACTAAAGAAGTTTTAGAAGAAGCTATCTTTTTTGCAAATCGTTCTTCATCTACAGCAGTATTTGTTTTTGATGATCATAAAACTTACGACATGAATTTAATCGGTAGAGTATTAAACTATTATAATTTTAAAGAAGTAAAGAAAGGGGAACATAAAACAATTTATGAAAAGAAAATATAAAGCAGGATCTAGTATAACCGTTATTCCAAACTATATGCAGTATTGGATTGAATCTAAACCATGGGGACAGGAGATTAGAATTGTAAATGACAATGATGAAGTCATGGTAATTGAATGTAGATGGGCAGAGTATAGAAGACCTCGTGATGTGCAAGATTTAAATAGATTGTCTTGAAAAACAAAGCTATTAAGTATAAGGATACTCCATGAGAAAAACAACTAGAAAAACACCTAAAAAGTATGTAGACTCAAAGGCTGCTCAAAAGCGAAGAGCTCCGGCTGCAATTAAAGGATTTAAATTTAAAGGAATATTCTAATGGCAATAGAAAAAGATTTACCACCCGTACAAGGAAATGTTGAGGCAACTGATGTAGAGCTGCCTAGTGGCATTGCACAAGAACCCGGGGTTGAGATTACTGAAGATGAAGAAGGTGTTGAAATTAATTTTGAACCAGGAAAAGAAATAGATACTGAGTTCAATGAAAACATTGCAGAGAAAATGGATGAAAGAGATTTATCTTCTTTATCCTCAGAACTAATTACAGAATTTAAAGATGACAAAGATTCAAGAAAAGATTGGGAAACAACTTACACACAAGGACTAGATCTTTTAGGATTTAAGTACGAACAAAGAGATCAACCTTTCCGTGACGCAAGTGGCGTGACCCATCCTTTACTAGCAGAATCCGTTACTCAATTTCAAGCACAAGCTTACAAAGAACTGATGCCAAGTGCTGGCCCAGTCAATGTACAAATTGTAGGTAAAGAAACTCCAGAAGTATACGAGCAATCTATTCGTGTTAAAAATTTCATGAATTATCAGATCATAGATGTTATGGAAGATTATACTCCAGACATGGATCAGATGTTATTTTATTTACCGCTATCAGGATCTACATTTAAAAAAGTTTACTATGATGAAGGATTAGAAAGAGCCGTATCAAAATTTATTCCAGCAGAAGATTTAGTTGTTCCTTACACAGCAACAGATTTAGAAACATGTGAAAGAGTTACTCATGTTGTTAAAATGTCTTCTAATGAATTTAGAAAAAAACAAGTAGCAGGTTTTTATAGAGACGTAGAAATTAATCCATCCACAACAAATATTGAAGATCAAGTTAAAGAAAAAGTAAGTGACATAGAAGGAGTTAAAAAAGTTGGAGGAGACTCTGATGAAGTTACTCTATATGAAATGCATACATTATTAGATCTAGAAGGATTTGGTGACAAGGATGAAGATGGAGAAGAAACAGGAATTAAAGTTCCTTATATTGTAACTATAGAAGAAAGTAGTGGAGAGATTTTATCTATCTATAGAAACTATAGCGAAGATGATCCTTTTAAAAAGAAAAGACAATATTTTGTTCATTATAAATTTTTACCAGGTTTAGGTTTTTATGGATTTGGTTTAATTCATATGATTGGTGGATTGTCACGTACAGCCACTTCTGTGCTTAGACAATTACTAGATGCAGGAACTTTAGCAAATTTACCAGCAGGGTTTAAATCTAGAGGACTAAGAGTTAGAGATGATGCTGAACCAATTCAGCCAGGTGAGTTTAGAGATGTAGATGCACCAGCTGGAGATCTAAGAGCCTCTATCATGACGCTTCCATTTAAAGAACCTTCTCAAACACTATACTCATTATTATCGTTTGTAGTAGAAGCAGGTAAACGATTTGCATCTATTGCAGATCTACCAACAGCTGATTCTAATTCACAAGCACCCGTTGGAACAACGATTGCTCTTCTTGAAAAAGGATCTCGTGTTATTTCTGCAATCCATAAACGATTGCATTATTCTTTAAAAACAGAATTTAAATTATTAGCAAAAGTATTTTCAGAATATCTTCCACCGGTTTATCCATACGAAGTTGTAGGCGGAGATCGTTATATTAAACAAACAGACTTTGATAGTAGAGTAGATGTTATTCCAGTATCTGATCCAAATATATTTTCTATATCGCAAAGAGTAACAATGGCACAAACTCAATTACAACTTGCTCAATCGGCTCCTGCATTACATAATTTGAGAGAAGCATATCGTAGAATGTACGAATCCATGGGAGTACAAAACATAGATAATATTCTTAAAAAAGAAGAACAACCTAAACCAAAAGATCCAGCAATTGAAAATGCCGACTCATTAGAAGATCAACAAAACTTATATGCATTTCCAGGTCAGAATCACGATGCTCATATCTTGGCGCATTTAGTATTTGGTTCTAGTCCAATGATTGTAGCTAATCCAATGTCAGCTATGAAATTACAAAAACATATTATGGAACACGTTTCTATTAAAGCACAAGAACAAGCTGAAGTTCAAATAAGACAAATGCAAACTCAAGGTATGGATCCTCAATCTATTGAACTTGCTAAAGCTTCTATGATTGCGCAATTAGAAGCTCAGTTTACTCAAGAAGTAAAAGCTAAGTCCACAGAAATATCTGGGGGTGCTGCACCAGATCCTATAGTTGAATTAAAAGCTAAAGAACTTCAAATAAGACAACAAGATAATTTATCTGATGCACAAATAGCTCAACAAAGAATATTATTAGATCAACAAAAACTACAGCAAAAGATGATGGCGGATGCTGCTAGAATAGAATCTCAAGAAGATATTGCTAAATTAAGAACATCTACTAAGAACAAACAACAGTAGGTATTGACTATACCTTTAAAAGATTTATTCTATGATAATGGACAAAAAAGATAAAGCGGTAGAAGAAATGATGTCAAACATCCATGAAGAGATGTTAACTTACCTAGAAGAAGGTAAAGACATATTTGAAATAGGCGCAGCTTATTTAGGTATGGCAAGATGGATTTATGTTACTGCTTTAGGTAGAGAACAAGCAGCAGAAGTTTTTAAAGACGCTGTTAATGCAAAGGGCATTACGTTTTCATTACCAATGAACATAAACTTACACTAAAGGTATATTATGAAAAAAGATAAGTCACAAAAAAAGATTTCTAAAGTTATGAAAGAGTTCAAAGCAGGAGAACTCAACATTGGTAAATCTGAACAAAAAGTTAAAAATCCAAAACAAGCAATAGCAATTGCTTTATCAGAAGCTGGTAAATCTAAGATGATGGCATCTGGTGGAATGGTAAAGTCTAGCAAGAACAAAGCTAGAGGAGCAGGAATAGCTATTAAAGGAACAGATTTTAAAGGCGTATTCTAATGATTCAAATGTTGGGAGCAGTTGCGCCACTTGCAAAAATTTTATTTAATACAATTGAAAAATCTGTACCAGATAAAGATCTACAAGAAAAATTAAAAGCACAACTACAAACTCAATTACTACAATCTAATACACAAGAACTACAAGCTGCAGCAAAAATTATTGAGGCAGAGGCCAAAGCGGGTGCTTTTGCATCGAGCTGGAGGCCCCTGTTAATGTACGTATTAATATTTATTTTGGTCTGGAATTATATTCTAGGACCAGTTGTAAAAATATTCACGGGAGCTGTTATCTCCTTTGAATTGCCTGGCGATGTTTGGGGTCTTCTCCAGATAGGCTTGGGCGGTTACGTCGTGGGACGCAGTGCGGAATCAGTTGCTAGAACAATAGCTAACAAACCGGTTGCGAATAAACAACAAGAAAACGGATAAGGAGTTAACATGAGAAACGATTACACACAAAGACCAAGACCAGGATTTAAAGCTGGTGGTAAAGTTAAGAAAAAAGGTGGGTTTCCAGATTTAAATAAAGATGGAAAAACAACTTATGCAGATGTAATAACTGCTAGAATGTCTTCAAAGAAAAAAGGCAAAATGATGAAAGGTAAAAGATAATACTTTTATTTAAAATCACTTTTATGTCAGAATTGAAGAAATTTAAATGTACCCTTTGGGGGATTATTGAAAAGAAGGCTTGCCCAGAAGTATTAGCTACTAAAGTAGTTGAGGAAAAAAGCTACGAAGAATTGTTGGAAAAATACAACATAGCCCCTAATGGAACCTATTGTTTGGTGGAGGAGATAATCTAATGATTGACCCTTTTACAATACAAACAGTAAAGAAAATGATCAAAGAAAAGAAGGAACAGCTTGTAGAAATCACATCTACAGGTGGTGTTGACAACTGGCCGAAATATCAATATATGGTAGGTCAAGTAAAACTTTGTGAACAATTTGAACAGGAACTCTCGAACCTGATAAATAAACAGGAGCAAAATGACGACACAAGTCGCAAACAACAAAGAAGGCAATGAAGTACCAAATAAAGTATTTGGATTACTTAATGCTTATAGAGATAAAGAAGAACTAGAAAAAGAAAAAGTTCTAGATCCAAATAAAATAGAGCCTTCCGCTCTAGATAGAATGCCTACGCCTACTGGATGGAGAATATTAGTATTACCTTATATGGGTCCATCAAAATCTAAAGGTGGATTATATTTACCTGATGAAGCAGTTGAGCGTACGCAACTTACTACCGTTGTTGGTTACGTATTGAAAGTTGGTGATCTTGCTTATGCTGATAAAGATAAATTTCCAGAAGGCCCATGGTGCAAACCAAAAGATTGGGTAATCTTTGGAAGATATGCTGGTTCAAGATTCAAAATTGAAGGTGGTGAAGTTCGTATCTTAAATGATGATGAAATCATTGCTAAAATTAAAAACCCTGAAGATATTATTCACGTATACTAACAAGGAGCAACTATGAACGATGAAATAAAAGATACGGTTGAAGTTGAAATAGATCTTCCAAATAAGGAAGCTTCTAATGAAATTCAAAAAGAAATAGATAAGCTTCAAGCAGTTCAGGATAAACAACCTGAAATTGTAATTGAAGAACAAAAAGAGGAAGTAAAAGAAACAAAACCTGAAAAGGAAACAAAGTCAGAAGAAAAGTTATCCACAAAAAAAGACGAGGATAAAAAAGAAGAAGACTTTGAAAAACATAAAACAAGAGTTCAAAAAAGAATTAGTGAACTAACTTGGAAACTTCGTGAAGCTGAAAGAAAAGAAAACGAAGCTATCGCTTATGCTAAACAAATAAAAGAAGAGAGCGAATCTATACGTAAAAAATTTACGTCTATGGATAGCAATTATCTTACTGAGTTTGAATCTAGAATTAAGTCTCAGAAATTAGCTGTAAGAGATAAACTTAAAGCAGCTATTGAATCTCAAAATGCAGAAGAGATTGCAAATGCAAATGAAGCATTAGCAAGACTTACTGTAGATGAAGAGAGAGTAAGAGTTTCTAAATTAGAAAGAGAATCTGAAGCTAAAGAGATTCCGGTTAAACAAGAAGTAGAACAAGTAAGAGCTGTTCAACAACCGGTAATACAGCCAGATCCTAAAGCTGAAGATTGGGCTTCTAAAAACCCATGGTTCGGTAAGGATGAGGCTATGACCTATACAGCTTTAGCCTTACATAAAAAACTCATTGAAAATGAAGGATATGACGCTAAATCTGA